AAGAGCCAACAACACCACTTAAACCAAACGTGCCGGACTTTGAGTCGCCCAGAGCTTCGCTGGCAGTCAAGCCTTTTGCATCCGCATTTGGATCGTTGCCTTTATCTGGGCTGTCGGCCATTGTGACGCTGCCCGTAATGCCCTTTGCATCAAGCGCAGCCTGCATTTCAGCGGTTAAAGGACCGGAAATTGGATTGGCATTTGGGTCTGGCGCGTCAGGATCAGGATCGGCATTGGGATCGCCATAATCGCCAAAATCACCTTCATCATCACCGTCATCGTCGCCGCCATCTCCGCCGTCTCCGCCGTCTCCGCCGTCTCCGCCGCCATCACCACCACCGTCTCCGCCGCCACCATCGCCGCAGCCTTGTGCGGTCAGGGCCAGAGGCTGGCGCTCGTGGGCTTCGGCCATATAGCCGCCCAGCAGGTTCAACAGGTTGCGCTCTTCAGCGCTGATCTCCGGCGCATCGACATCCTCGCCGCGATCCAGCTCGGTGTTGGCCACGATCTCATCGACAACCGCGCCGAGCTGGTTGTCAGCGGCGTAATGCTTCAGAAGCTTTGCCGCGAGGGCGCGGAGGTCTTGATCGTTCATGTGTGCATGTCCCGTAGCTCGCGCAGGGTAGGATACCTTGCGAGCGTCGAGCCATTATCGCTCAGATTGGCCACTTCAATCAACCGCAGGTCTTCTAGGTCTTGGGGCGAAACCTCAACCGGCTCTCCAGTGCGCCAATCCCGCACGGGTTCCAGACCCTCAAGGCACGCAGGTCGGTTGATGGCTGAGAACAGCCAAGCCAGCCGCTCGGCCCGCTCGCCAAACAGCCCTCGGATCACAGCGCGGCGCTCAGGCGGCACTGTCACCTTGCGAAAGACGCTGGTGCCATAGATCGAGTGCAGGCCGCCCGCGATGGCCACGTCTTCATCGGCGCCCATCTTCTTGAGGGCGTCATAGGTGCCAAGCAGGTGCTCGCCGAGCTTTCGCTCAAGCCGCTTCTTGTGGTTGATGTAGAAGGCGCCGGTACGCTTCAGTGCCAACACAAGCAGGTGGCGCTTACTCACGGGGCTTGCCCTTCAGAACGAGCACGCGACGAGCGACTGGACATGTGCGGCTGACGCCCCTGCCCACATGCTTCATCTTGCCGGGGAAGATCGTCATGCGGCCATAGCGCGGCAGTACAGCCTTGATCACGTCTTCGCTCGCATCCAGAAACACCGTCTCGCCAGCCCATTCGGCTTTCCAATCGTGCTCGTAATAAATCACGCAGGTCTGATCTTCATCATGCTTGCTGTCGCGGTGGATGTAGCCTTCGACGCCGTAGGTGTGAGCATTTGCATAGGCGCGCACCAGCACAGGCGTTGTCGGCATGAATCGCGGTTGGATGTAATCCCACAGATCACGAATGCACTGCGGCACTTCGTGGTAGACTTCCTCGCGCTCTATCTTGCTATCGGATAGAACCACATTCCAATGGCCGAAACCCAGCTGCTTGTTGGAGCGCCAACCGTATTGCCAGCCTCTGCGCTCGACTTCGACAATGCATTCCGACAGCAGCTCGTCAGGAATTTGGTTGTCGTAGCAACGAACAGTGTCAGCTTCCGTAAGGTCTTTAGCAGCAGCGGCAAGTTGCGCATCTGCTTGCAGACGCTCAACCAAAGCCTCGATTGCATTGTTGTAATCCATGTGATCCCCATCACTTTACGAACCCGATCAGGTTCTTCAACGACTGCTGCACAGTGGGATGTCCCACGTTTGCAGCCAACATCTGCTGCGCATGTTCTTTCGCAGTGCGCAGCCCGCCATCTGCTTGGAACAGGCCTCCTTGCGCAAAACCATTATTGCCGCGCCCGCCTAGCATCGCATTAAGCCGCATCAATGTGCGCTTTGCGTTGCTGTATTTCTTGAAGCGCGCCGCAAGACCATCCGTGTCGCGACGAATGATCTGTCGAGCAAACTCATCAGCGCGATCAGCGGGCACGTTCATTCCGCTGGCTGCGCGGATGAGATACGCCAGCTGCTTCGGCGGCACATCATGTGCGCGCACCGCCGTCTCTGTTACGAGCTTTGAAATATCTTCTACCGCGCCGCCTTTGGCAAATTTTACTTGTCCACCTTCGGCTTTTCCGTCTGCAACACCTTTTGCATTTCGGATTTGTGCTTCGAGAGCTTCGTTGCGCTTGAGCCCATATTTGTCTGCGAACTGCTTATCAAACGCTTCGACCCGAGGGGCGAGAACAGTTGATATGAATTCGAGAACATCGGATCGTCCTGCGGCACTAAGCCCTCGGATATAATCTTCACCATTTGGTTGTTCCTTCCAGTTGTTTGAAACCAAATTCCCATCGCTCGCAAACTCACGCGTGCGAGCAGTGTTTTCGATATCCAAACCACCAATCGTTTGTTGCAACGCTTTGTGAAAGTCTTTTTGGTTTTTGGTGTCGCCAAAATTCAAAACACGAATTTCATTGTCACCAGCTGGGATCAGCGCAACGGAACCGCCAAATTTTTCGTCGAGGGCTTTTCCGATGGTGATCACATCATCTGCACTAAGAGGGTTCTCAAACCGATATTGGACTCCGTTGGCCTTGCTGATCTGTGGGTTGTAGTACGGACGATGATAACCCACGCCGTCCTGTTTCAGCAAGAGGCCCAACGCGGAAGCATAAACTTCCATCACCTGTTTTGACGCCGTGTCGATGTCGGGCGCCTGCTTGGCGCCCTTGATGCGGGTCGAGCCAACCTGTGTCAGCGTGGCAGGATTGCTGGCGCCCTCCCAATATCCGGGGGCATCAACCGCGCCGGGCGACAAGATGTTGAGGTATCGGGCCAGAAGGTCTTGGCCCTCATCGTTTTGAAGAGCCTTCTGAATGCCAACATGATACTCAGCCTTGGCTTCTGGTGCCAAAGCATCAAAACCATCCAAGTGGCCCACTTTGGTGCTCGGGGCAGATTCCCAAGAAACATGGGCGAGATTCTGGTCGAGGAAGTCTGAGAAGTCGCGCGCTGCTGCTGCAATGGCTTCTGGCGTGATTTCAGCGCCCAGTGACTTCTCACGCAGGAGCTGGCCATAAGCCTTTTCTTCTCCCTCGCGCACCTCAAAGATCATTTTGCCTTTGTTCTTCGGATCAGGAACCATATCGGCCATGCCGCGAGCAATTGCCTCTGCCTTGACTGCGCTCTTCACGCCTTCTTGGCGCGTCTTCATTGCGGTCCAGATCGCGGCCTGCACCTGATGCGGTTTCCAGCCTAGCTGCTCTGCAAGGTCAGCTGTCAGGCGTTCCATGTAATCGTATTTGGCGCCGCCACCGACAGCATCGTCGAGGAAGCCAAACGCGCGCGCCATCCAGAGGTCTTGCGTCGATCCCTGCAAACGAGCTGGGTCGATCTGTACCATCAGGTTGTTGTAGAAATTATTGATCTTACGCCCTTCGAATGGAACGCCTTCGTTCATCACAAGATGCGCTTTTAGATCACGATCAAGCGTGGCGATGTTCTCATAAGCGTTCTTGTCACCGTGCTGCGCAATTAAAAAGCGCTTGCCGCTGTCATCGAGCGGAATTTTTGTGAAACCTTCTTTGGCGCCACCAAGAGATTTAACATAATCGTTCGCGGCTTTGATCGTTGGGAATGAAACATCCTTGTCAATGATCTTGCCATCCCAAAGCGCTTCGCCGGTCAGCGCGCGGTTGTACGCCTTCATTGCGTTCTGCGTGTTCACGTCCACTGCTGTCTGCGGGCTGTAGATGGCGATCAGCTGCGCAAATTTATCAGCTGCGTCTTTGTCGCCGCCGACAAAATCAAGAATGCGCTGCGACGAGCGCTCATACCATTCTTTGCCAACCTCGCCTTCTGTCGCGAGGCTCTTAAGATCATCAAAGAGCATCTTGTGCGCTTCTTGGGCTGGCAGGTCTTGATAGCGCTCGACCATCTTGCCGAGCTCGGTGCCGCGCACCTTGTCAAGCAAGCCGCCCATCTCTTCGACGGATGTTCCAGCCTTGCCCGCGAACTTCTCAGCCACACCTGCTTCTTCTGCTGTTTTGCCAACTAAAGACGCTTCTTCAGCAGCCTTCGCAACATCAGCAAGCTTTGCACTTTTGCTTGCGACCTTCATCGCACCACCGACAACCGGCAAGATGCCCGGCAGAGCCATAGCATAACGGTTCTTCGCCGATGCGGCTTTCTTCTCGTCGCCTTCAGCAACGGCCTCGTCGTATTCCTTCTTTGCATCAGATGCATCGCGCAGCGATGTCACAGCGCCGGGCAGGTTCATGATGTCAAGCGCCATGCCGACAGGGTTTTCCATAAATGCCTGCTTAAAGGCGCCGCCGAGGTTCTGGATGTCTTCGGCGATCTTCTGAGAAGGATCGCTTTCTTCAGACTTCTTTGAAAAATAACCAGCGATGCTGCTCGGGATGCCAGCAATGGCACTGCCAGCGAAATTGATATCATCAGCGATGCGCTGCGATGGATCACCCTGCGCACTCTTCTCTGCAAAATAATCAACAATGCCCTGCGGAATTTCACGCACGGTCTCGGCGAACTTGCGGTTATACGCTTCGGGAGCGGGCACGTTATCAACCGCACCGCGCTTTTCGACATCACCAACAGGCGCTTCCTTCGGTGGGCTCTTGCGGAAGATGGTAAGTGGCGGCGCCTCGTATGGTCCGCCTTCTTCCATGCGCACAGGTCCGCCGTTATTGAACCGGCGCTCAAACTGAAAGCCTGCGTTGAGATCGCGGCGCGTGGGGTTGTACGAGCCATAGGCGTTGAGATCGCCCCTGCCAAGCTCAACGCCGTACTGGCGCCCGCTCGGTGTCTGCGCTGCGTTCACACCGAAGTAAGCATCAGCATCAAAGGGGACGTTGACACCGATCTTGCGGATTGGCGCGACAGGTGCGCTCGGCTGCATGTGCGTGAAGGAGATCGGGCCAAGCGCGCCACGAACACCATACGCTTGAGGCGCGCCGCTTTCGGGATCGCCGGATGACATCACCATGGCCGACAACGGGCCGCGCTGCGCGCCGATGTTGGCGCTGTAGCCTTCTGACGTGCGCTGGGCATTCGCGGTGCCGCGCACCTCGGCCTCAATGCGCTTCATGGACTGGCCGGGTGTTTCGTCATCAGGCTGCATAGGGGTTGCCCTTCGGTCTATCGTCATGCTGCCGGGGCTCTGGCGGTTCCGGCCTTGTGACGCGGATCATATCGCGATCTGCGAGATAACGTAACCCTTGCACGGCTGCGTCCATCAGATCGTCGTGCGGGATCGAATCGCGACCCGAATAGGTGCATAGCTGCTCGACGAGCGGCTGGGCCCACGACACCAGCTCGCCGGGCACCTTGGCGCTTTCGACCACCCAGACGCGGCCAGCTGCGAACAGCGGCGAGATCGCGTGCAGTCGGTCGAGCTTGGCTGCGCGACCGGGATTGTATGGCGCCGAGATCAGACCTTCGCGGGCCAGCATCTGCCGAAGCGAGATGCCAGAGCCCTTATCTTCGATCAGCAGCACGTCAGGCTTGCGCCCGCTGTCTTCCATGTACGATGGCCCGTACATCGGCTTGATGATCGCCTTCTCACGCGGCGCATAGACGGCTTTCATTTCCTTCTTGGCGCGGGTGATCAGCTCGGGGAAGCCGAGCCGTTCCTGCCAGCAATCGAGAAGGATGATGTCCCGGCGATCCTTCGCAGGCGAGAACACGCCCCAGACAGCGCAGGCGGAATAGTCTGGGTCTCCGCCGCCACCTGTCTCTTCGGTGAAGGCGGTGTCTAGCGATAGGACGATGAATTCCATCTCGGGCAGCGGGCGCCCGGCGGGCCACTGCTTGATCCAGCTGCGGCGGATGATGCCCATCTCTTCGGGGTTGATCACTTCGGCGTGGATTTCCTGCCTGCCGATGGTCGTGCCTTCATAACGCAGGATTTGATCGCGGAACGTGGGGGCGAGGTTCTCCAGATTGTCATAGGTCGAGGCGCGCGTGACCTTCACGTCTTTGCCTTCGCGCTTGAGCAGGTTGCGGATGATCGTATTGGGCTTGGGCGTGGTGGTGCAGATCAAGCGGGGGCGGTCACCGAGGCGCATGCCGAACATGAGCAGGTCGAATGCCTCGTCGGCGTATTGCCACGCTGCGAGCTCATCGAGCCAGCCGCCATGAAACTGCGGACCACGGAAGCGCTCGGGCTTTTCGGCTGTGATGCCCTTGATCACCGAGCCTGTGGTTAAGCGCAGCTCGACATCGGATTTGTTGTAGCTTTCGACCAGCTCACGCGGAATGCAATTGAGCAGCCCCGACTCACCCTCAAAACAAACGCCGATCAAATCGCCGTAGGTGGGCGCTGAGACCAGCCAGCGGGTGTTGGGCTGCATGCATGCCCAAGCGCCGAGCGTCTCGGCTGCTGTGCGGGTTTTGCCGGCGCCACGGCCAGCAAGCAGCAGCCAGATCGTCCAATCATCGCCGGACGGTGGGAGCTGGTGCGGCAGGCGCTTTCGCATCCAGCCGAGCTGCCAATCTGCGATGGCCTTCTCGGTCGGGGTCAGCCGCTCCCATGCAGCCAGAAACTCAGTTTCCCTTTTTGCCATTATTCTCGGCCATGGCGAGGAAGGCCATCAGGTTCTCGGTCGGCGCTGATGTGACCTCGAGCTTGCCTTGCAGGTCGATCTTGTCGCCATAGCGCTTCGGTGCGCGTTTGCCTGCGAGCCATTGCAGAGCAGCCAGCCGGACGCGGTCGCCTTCGGCGGTCGCTTTGGTCGAGGTGCGGGCGATCTCGGCGATCTGGGACGCATCGTAATCGGCGAGGCCCTCGCGTGCGCGCGCGATACGCGTCTCGAGATCGGGGGACCCATCCATCCACCGATAGAGGGTCGCACGGCTCGGCATGTGCTCGGATTTGCAGATCGAGACGAGGTCTTCGCCCTCGATCATGCGCTCGCATATTTCGTCGATGATTTTCTCGGAATAGTTGCCCATTTCGGCATCCTGCATGTTGGTTGCCCTGAGAGGAGGTGGGGACCTTTGGCGCCTCTCAGGGCTGTTGTGCACAACGTCCTGAGTTTACAGGGCGGCCATGTAGGCCGCAACCATCATCTCGACGCGTTCCCGCTCTTCGGGGTCCATGCGCCGTAAAGCTATGACTTTCTTGAGGATTTTCGGTTCGAAGCCGTCCATTTTGGCTTCTTTGAGGACTTCCGTGATGTCCTGTTGGATGGCCTTTTTCTCGCTTTCGAGATTTTCCAGCCGTTCCACGAATTCTTTCAACTGATTGTTCTGCATTGACTTTCTCCATTATTGCCTCGGCGTTTTCGAGGCACCAGCAGCACGGCTCTGCGCATATATCGCCAGAGTGAAATCCACAGATGGTGAGCGCTATGTCGTGCAGCATGGCCTTTCATAGAACCAAACAAAAAAAAATGCAAAAAAGAGACCCTATCGTGCAAAAACATGAAAAAAGTTCTTGTACGCAAAACCGAATCATGAAACAAAGGTGTCAGACCAAACCAAAGGAGCCCAGCATGACCAACCTCAACGAAGCCCTCGAAGCCCTCCGCCCAGAACTCGCCGCCATCTACGACCGTCAGGTCCGCAACCTCTTCAAGCGCATTGTCGAAGTTCACGGCACCACCCTCAACGGCGTCTACAGCAGCTACGAATTCGCTCGCAGCTACACCAACCTCGTTGCCCCTTGCGTGACCCGTCTCGGCGACCGCCTGAGCAGCGAATGCGTGCTCGACGAAGCCAAGCTGGCTGCTCGCGCTGCTGTCTATGCCGAAGCCGCCACGCTCGAGTGGAAGAACAAGATCGAGGCAAAGCTCGGCGATCTCGAGAACGTCCAGATTCGCCGCTTCCATGGCTGCAATTTCCTGATCGGCGGCCTGCGCGCTGGCCGTCAGGTCTCGATTGACCAGAACATCATCGTGAAGAGCTCGACCAAGGGCCTGCTCTTCAACCAGTTCCCCGCCCGCATCTATGTGGACGGCAAGTTCACCCCCGAGAAAAAATACCACGCCCTGTTCGCCTAAACGGATCGGGGGGGCTTCGGCCCCTCTCCCACCCAGCCCAAAGGAGCCCAGCCCATGCCTATCTACGAATGCAAAGTCCACTACGTCACCAAGGTCACAGATCGTCGCGCTGACGGCTGGTGCGAGGTTGGCGCATATGTCGATCCCGTCCTGCCGGGCGCAGGCCGCATCTTGGCCGCTGTGATCACCCACCCCTGCAAGGGCGCCAAGTGGACTGTCCATGCGGCCAGCTCGCACGACAAGCGCGCCTTCACCAGCCTCGCCAAGGCATGGGCGCATGCATGGGAGATCGCCAGCGGGACTGATGCGGGGAAATACCATCGCAAGGCATATTTCCCGATGGCTAAAAGGCACAACCGCGCACAACCGCGCATAACCTCAAGATAGGGGAATTCCACCCCTTGATTTCCCGCATAAAAATAATTTTAGAAACCAGAAAAAAGTTCTTGTCACCCTGTTTGCGAATCGCTATTGTGAATCATCGAAACAGACCAAACGGAGCAGACCAATGACCACAGACACCGCCCACCTTCTTA